TTCAAAGAGTCCCCACCCGTAACGCGCTTTGGTCAGCTTAACATGGCTGGTATGATCAACATCGTCACTGAACTCGAGGCTCGGAACGACCTCATCGTTCAGACGGCTGAAGACGCCCTCGCGGACGGGCGGCGAGTACTGGTACTTTCCGACCGGCGTGAACATTGCTTTTACTTACAAAATAGGCTAGGCTCTAATGCTAAACTCTATGTTGGTGGGATGAAGGAGAAGGACCTGGAAGAGTCTGCCAAGAGTCCCATAGTGGTTGCCACGTTTCAGTTGGCTCACGAGGGCCTGGACATCCCTGCTCTGGACACTGTAATTTTAGCCACACCCAAGAGCGACATTAAGCAATCTATCGGCCGTATCATGCGTGAAACGGCCGGTAAATTGAACGATCCATTGATTTTCGACATTGCTGACCAATGGTCTGTGTTTTTCGCAATGTATCGCAAACGCTTGAAGGTTTATAGGGAAGGGGGGTTTGAATTGGGTGAAGGATCTGTAGATGAAAAACCCACCGAGGTTTTTGGAAAGGGAAAGTGTCTATTTTGAACCCCTCATAGAGTCCACGAGGCCGAGCACGAAAATACCCACAATAAACCCCATTAAAATGTAATTACACTCTGTATTGTCTGAAACTGGAAGAGGTCCTTTATTTACAAAAGCTTTTGAAGGCCGTACTGGGGGCCTGTCACTATTATCATCGAATGGCGCAAAGGCCACCGCCATTACTTAATGTTTAGAAGATTTTTACGGGTAACACATCTCGGATGCGCCGCTGTACTCTACAAAGGAGACCCTTCGGGTCTCTCACTTTCTAGAGGGACACTTCCTTCTTCTTCGGCCGCCCCTTCCCCTTCCCCTTCACCGCCACTTCGCGCATGTCCGGGTCGCCCGCGTCCACGCTCACGATGTCAGACACGTCGTCGTCGTCCTGCCGCGCTGGGCGACTCATCTGCGGCTGTGGAGGTCCCATCATACCCATCAGCGACCCAAAGTCCATTCCTGGCCCGCGCATCTCGCGCCGCAGTCCGCCCGCGGGAGGCTCCGCAGATCCTGGCCCTGCGCCCGGCTGCGTACGCTGTACAGCATCCATCATGTTCTGCATCAGACCTGGGTTCTGCTTCATAACCTGAGTCACGTTCGGTACCGCCGCCTTGAACATGCTGTTCGTCAGGTGGAACATCATCGCCGAACCACCAACCATCATGATCAGCTTCACCTCTGGTGCCACCTGTACCTTCGTCTTGTACTTGTTGTACAGCTCCTCGAAAACGCCGTCGTAATCCTCGACGTTCTCCATGGTGTTCTGGGACCACCCGTTCAGTTCCACGTCAAAGGGATCGAACTTGTCGTTCAGAAACTCCAGGCCGGTCACACAAGCCACCAGCATACGCCGCTGGAACTTGATGGAACGCTCGACATCGATGGAATACGTCATCCGCTTGTACTCTGTGCGAATCTCCTCGATGTCGCTGTAAATCGTCAGACGGGCGCTCGACTGAATACCCTTCTTGTTCAGCCGCGTAATCTTGTTCAGCAAATCAGCCTTCTCGTCCTCGATGGTCTTGTAGCCCTCAGAAGGCATCTGGTCGCCACCTCCGCCGCCGGGACCGAACCCATTTTGTCCCCCTTCTGGTCCGAAGCCTGCGGCTTCGTCCTCCTCCCCGTCATCGTACTCCTCATGCATAGGTGGAGGAGGCGCGGTCCGCTTCCCAGGGTTCATGAACATGTCCATACCGACATCATCAGGAGGATTCATGTCTTCACGGGGACCCGCGGAACGCTTAGCAAATGGACTAGGTTTCGCAGGCTTGGGGCGGACGGCAATCGTCTTTTTCGCAGGAACTTCGATTGAGATTTCATCCAGCAGACGGGTTTCAGCATCGTCAAGATCCATAGGCGGCACGTCCATTCTGAAACCTTTTTAGAAAGGAAGTTGAAAGCTTTAACGCACTAAAAAAATATTAACAAAATATAAATGGCATTCAAGTTTGGCAAGATCTTTACCCAGGCTGTTATCATCGGTCTCCTCGTGGCTATCCTGGTCATGCTGGTCCAGGGCCGTGGCTCCACCTACGAGGCCGCCCCCCTGGTGACCGTGGCCGGCTCAGCCGCTGCCGCCGGTCCCTCGAGCCTGTCGGAGATTCCTTCGTCCCTGGAGTGCACCCCAGGCCCATCCGAGAAGGCGGCGTACTACACCCGTGGCCTGACCCCAGGTGGCCTGTGCGGTGACGGTGACATGATCCGCGAGCAGATTCGCGACTTTTCCATCGAGGGCGGCATCGGCGGCTCGCTGCTTGAGCGGACCTAGACCGAGACCTAGACCGAGTCCGAAGGACTCGTGATCCCGCAGGGGCGAAAACCCTCCGGGTTTCCTGAGTTCCCTTCGGGTTTAAAATCTGAACCTAAATTAAATGTGTGACACGGAAGTGTACACCGTTCGTGTTGATTCAGTCGGCGCAACTTCCAATACGAGTTTCGTGGGCTACATCAACATTCCTTTGAGAAATGTAGTAAAGGCCGAGCTGCTTTCATGCAGTCTCCATGGTAACGCAACCTCACCAGTTGCCACGAGCGCTTTTTACGTTCAAATAGAGGAACTTGTTTCTAAATTCAATGATCGTGCAAACCTATCATATGATAGCCGGGTTGCTGGACAGATTTCGGCAGAGGGTATCACTCCAACCTTTCTAGCATCAAATACTCACCAACTCGCATCTTCTCTCGTGTGTATTCCGGTCTCGGACGGCGCATCAGACCATCGTACAAATTTCACCGTAGGCAACTATTTCCCCGTTGAAACTTCATTTATTGAGCCTATTCGCCAGATTGAGAAGCTCACCGTGAACATTTTCCTGGCCAGTGGTGCTCAGCCCAATATAACCGGCGGTCCCACCTTCCTGACGCTCCGCTTCACGTGCTCCAAGCCCAACGTGTGCCAGTACGGTGGACAAATTGTCTAGGTACATCTTAGTAAATGATGGAGTACATTGTGTATGTGGACTCTGATAATCGGAACCAGACCCTCTGGCCCGATTCAAACAACTATACTCTTCACTTGACCACCCCAATCTTGAACATATCAGAGGTTGAGTTGGTCTCGGCTCAGCTACCCGCCTTGGCCGCGTCCCAGTTCGTTGCCCTGGACATTGCAGAACTCCGCGCCCCGAGCCATCTCACGGCCGCGGCTCTCGAGGCCGCCGTCCCCACCTCGAATGCATTCAACGGCTCTTTTGCCACGATCCCTATCAAAATTACAGGAGACGCTGAATTTTACAACGCAAATTACCGGATAAGTACCGTGTATCCCGCTCGCATAGACAAACTGGACCGTCTGACCGTCACGTGGCGCCAACCGAACAACGGAAACTTGCTCATTGCCGGACGGAACATGTTTCTCCTAAAATTCAAAACCATTCAAGTCCCCATGGAACCAGAACGACCTCTGAGTCTGCCACCCCCAGTCCCGTGGAACAACGGTGACCAAACCAAAATGTACATAGTCGGGGGCGTGGCTCTCGCCGGTCTTTTGATAATAATATCAGTAAAAAACAGATAGACGATGTGTGACAGCATCGCGAATGGGGGCCCCAGGGCCGTTGCGTGCCCTCCTTGCCCCCCCGCAAACGTCATCATCGCCTCAAACGTCCTAGACACAACGGGAAACGTCATCGCCGGTAACATTATCGCAGTTGACGGAACCTTTACAGGAAACTTGTACGTGGCTGGTAATATTGTTTCAAATATCAGCTATTCTATCCTTAACGTTGCAGGACCCATTAATGGCGCGAGTATTTGGGGAACGGCGTATTATGGAAACGCCTATGGTCTTTCGAACATCAACGCCTCAAACCTCACGGGAACAATTTCAAACACGAACCTACCGGTCGTTGGCGCAGTGGGAACCTTTGGAGACTTTTCGAACGTTTCACAGGTGACCGTCGACCAATACGGGCGCGTCACAGCAGCGGCCAACGTGGCGATTCTGTCATCACAGTGGACCACGGTCGACGGGAACGTCGCTTACCAGAACGGCGTGTCCATCGGAACCCTGAGCGCCCCGCCCGTGGGTTCCAACCTGTACGTCCTCGGCTCGGCCAATATCACGGACGTTCTCAACGTTTCAACTCTGTACGTCAATTCAGCAACCGTGTTTGGTTCTGCCACCATAAATGTTTTTGGAATTTCAACCCTAAATTCAGTGACAGCCAGTCTGTACATCGGTAACGGCCTAGGCCTTTAGAACCTCAACTCCTCAAATTTGGTCGGAAATGTAGCAGCGGCCAACATCG